ATACTCTTTCGACCGTTGACACGGATATCGTAAGTGAACCGGGCAGGGTAATCTTACAGCCGAATGAATCATGGCCGTCTGGAACCCTCTATACCGAAAAGCCGATTAAAATAGTAATGGTGTGCGGGTATGGGGACGCAGACGACGTGCCGGAAGACATAAAAAACGCAATGTTATTGATGAGTGAAGATGCGTATAACAATCGTGGGGAAATCGTTATTGGTGTGTCCGTAGGACGGATTCAGGGCGCCGTTGATGCCCTGTTAAGGTCATATCAGATACATACGAGGTTTGAGTAATGAGAAAGGTTCCCGGAAAATGCTGTGATCTTGGGACTTATGAGTGTCAAATCCCGATGCCGATTGATGGACGAGTAAGGGGCATTGACTACTGTATTGCTGATATTGTAGCAGCTCTCAATGCCGCCAACATAAAGACCGTGGCAAGCTGTTGTGGACATGGAAAGATGGATGGTCGCATTTCCTTAGAAGACAAAAGAGAGCTAATCATAAGGAACGTAAAACAATGAGATCTGGCAGGATGGATAAAATTATAACGCTCTACGAGAAATCCACGAAGGAAAACGCCTTCGGGGAAGAGATTGTAACATGGATTGAACTCGTAAAGGTCGGCTCTGAGATAGCCACCGGGACACTTACAGAGGGGACTCTTTACCAAGTTACAGCCACGGAAGAGAATCATTTCGGTACAGGGGTTGTGATTTATGACACTTTCACGGCGGCGGGGGATGAGACTTGTGATGCCTCGAATAAGGTAAAGCCGGTGACTCTCCCGGGCCGGGTTTGGGCTGAAAGACTCGATCTCCGGGGGACAGAACGGTGGAATGCTCAACAGGTTGTCGCCGAGATGGTTTGCAAATATCGTATAAGGTACAGAGATGATGTGGGGCCGCTTGATATGTTAACGGATTCGGATGATAGAGAGTACGATATCGCGGCGGCGTTGGAGCTTGGAAGGAAAGACGGGATCGAACTAATTGTAAGCGCAAGAGGGGAATAATGGCACAGCCCGCCTTCAAATTTGAAATAAAGGGACTCCGGGAGACGATGGACGCCCTTGAACAGTTGCCGACTCTTTCAATGAAGAAAACCGTCGTGAGAAATGCACTTAAAAAAAGTGCTATTCCTATCAAGGATCGGGCACAACAGACGGCTCAAGGCATTAAAATTGAAAATCCAAGTGTGATTGCTGACTCTATTAAAGTCGGAACCTCATTAAAGAAGTCACAGCGGGGCCGGGTGGACAGAACGAGAGTGACTGTATATGTGGGAAGTTCCCATCCTCTTGCTCATTTATTCGAATTTGGAACCTCTGAGCGATACACGAAAAGCGGGGCCTATAGGGGATACATCCCACCGATGCCGTTTATGCGGCAGGCGTGGGACTCTCAAAAGAAAGTATCCCTTGACCTCCTGAAACAGGAGATCTGGAAAGCCCTTGAGAAGGCCGCGAAGATGCTGGCTAAGAAGGCGGCGAAAGGGACATTAACGGCTGGGCAGAGAAGGGGATTGAGATGAAAAAATTATGGCTTGTGGGACAGTATAGAAGTGGCGGAAGTCGCGGAGTTGTTGATGTGATTTGGGATTTTCAGGGAGTTTTTTCGACACGAGACAAGGCGATATTGGCATGTCGAAACAAAAACTATTTCATCGCTCCCATAACGATTGACAAAGAGGCACCGGATGAAACAGAACCGTTGCCAGGATGTGAGTATCCATTGAAATGATAGAATCAGCAATCAGGTCAATTTTAATCAATGATGACACCGTAAAGGCAATTACGACCCGGTGTTACCCGGTGACGATCCCGCAGTCACCGACGTATCCTCTGATACTCTATACTAAGATCTCAGGGGATCGGGATCATACATTACGAGGTGCCTCTGGCCATGCACACCCACGATTTCAGATCGAGGCATGGAGTGAATCTTACACAGGGGCAAAGACTTTAGCAGACGCAATCAGGAACGCTTTAGACGATTACACAGGGATGAAGAGTAGAATATTATGCACGAGATTGACTTGTTCCTCCGCAAACCCTTGATATCAGCGTGTTTCCGGGGGGCGATAAAAGAGAAACTTGAAAATTCTAAGGAAAAAAAGAGGCTGGACTTAAAAAAACCGTAGAAAATCGGAAAATGAGTTTTTAAGAAAAAACAGTGATTTTTTGAGTGTAAAATGAAAAAACAGACAGGGTACCAAAAAACAAGTTTTGACTCAAAAATAAAGTGTAAAATCGAAAAAGAGGGAGGGTTCGAAAAAAAGCAGTTGGACTCATTTTTTCAGCAAAAAAACGAGAAAAGTCGTTTTTCAAAAACGTAGCGATTTTTTGAGGCTGGACTCATTTTTTCAGCAGAAAATGGAAAAAGGGGTTTTTGAAAAAAAAGGTGAGATTTTCAAGTGTAAACTCTTTTTTTCTTACCTACTCGAAAAAAGGAAAATGGAGCAAGAAAACCTGAGTAAAACTAAAAAACGGGTAGGGTGCAAAAAAACAAAATGGAGACAAAAAAAAGCAAAAAAACTGAAAAACTCGAAAATTAAAAATCTAAGCGAAAAAAAAGTCTGGAGATGAAAAATCGTTAGAAAAACAGAGAACACAAGAAACACGCCCCCGGAAACTCAATAACCACGGGGGTTACAGAGCACTATTAAAAATAAAAGAGTGGAGGAGGAAATGAATCATGGCAGTAGATATGTTAGAATCACAGGGTACTAAATTAGAGATGTCAGGGGCTGCGTCGGGTACACCGATCACCGAAATGACAGCAACGGTCGGATATCCGACACTATTAACTTCGGCGGCTCATGGTCTGTCAAATGGGGATGTTGGTACGTTATCCGCTTTTGCTGGCGATTCAGCAGCCCTCATGAACGGTGAAAAGGTGGTTGTCAAATATGTCACGGACGACACGTTTTCCGTTGATATTGATACTACCGGGGGGACGCTAACAGCGGCAAATGGGACGATTACCCCGGATACATACACGGAGATTTGCTCAATTTTAGACTGGGATCTTCCGGGCGATACCCACAACATGATCGACTTTACCGCGCTGGGGTCAACGAGGGCCGAAGAGAAGCCTGGTATTCCACGCGGCGGGGCTGTGACCTTCTCAGTCAACTGGACTTCTGCTGATTCTGGGCTTCTGGCCGCTGAGGTTGCGAGAGCGGCAAAGTCCCTCAGAACCTTCAAGTTGACTTATTCCGATGATGCTGTTCATACCTTTACCGGGTACGTAATCGGCATAAACGATTCCGGCGGCGGAGACGACAAGGTGAATGGTTCGATCACGATCCAGAGAGTGGGGGCGCTGGGCTTAACATGATAACAGGCATGAAGGTTATTAAAATCAACGGGAAGTCGTACTATCTCCGCTACTCATGGGCGGTACTCGCGGAAGTATCGGAGAAGTACGGCGATTCTCCTAATTTATTTGATCCTGAAACTGTGGCCTTTGTGGGATCCGCTGGGTTGCGTAAAAAACACCCCGAAATGACCCCTGAGAAGATCATGGAGTTATCACCCCCGTTGATACCCTTTGCAAACGATGTGCAACAGGCTTTGCAGTGGGCGTATTTTGGCGATAAAGGCGTGCCGGAAGACGAGGATGTAAAAAAAAAGCAGAACCCGACTGGATGGATCAGGCGTATAAAAATGCGGTTGTTGCGGGTATTTCACCGGTAGAATTTTGGGAATTGACTCCGTACCAGACCCGTATTGCGATGGAAGCCACTCTTGAAAGGTCTGATAAACAGGCTTGGATGATAGCGGCATTTACAAGAGCAAAGAAACTACCGAGATTCGAGAAGTTGAGTCGCGGCAAGAAGAAGCCGAAGGACGGATTATTACTCAAGAAACAGCTTGAGGCAACAGCCGTAAAGGAAACGAGGTAAAATTATGGCCGTCCCGATTGGAGCATTGAGGGCAGAACTAAGCGCTGGTCACGCTCAGTTCTCTGCTGACATGAAGAAGGCGAAGAATGCGGTGCAGATCAATGCCTCAAAAATGTCCAGGGCAATGCATACCGTAGGTGATAAGTTCAAACGTGCCGTCAAAGCCATGACCTCCTTCCGCGGTATTATGACCGGGGCCGCTATGGTTGCCGGGATGCTTTATGCTATCAAAAAGAACCTCGAATACGCCGACACCATCGCCAAGACCGCAGATAAAATAGGAATTACAACCGAAGCCCTACAGCGATATCGGTATATTGCTGATAGATCTGGAGTAGCTACCGACAAGCTGGATAAGGCATTTGCCAAGTTCTCTGTCGGGATTGGAGATCTCCGGGCGGGAACCGGTACTCTCTATACCATCCTGAACAAAAATAACAAGGCCCTTATGGGGCAACTGGTAGCCGCCGACAATACCACCGAAGCCCTTGATATCTATTTTAAGGCCCTCGAGGACATTACGAATCAAAACGACCGTGCGTCTTTGGCCGCTGCCGCCTTCGGGGTAAAAGCCGGGGTCGGGATGACTCTCATGGTCGATAACATCGACACACTGACAAAGCGCTTTAAAAGGCTTGGGGTTGAGATAGATGAGAAATTACTTCGAGGAGCAGAGGAAGCAAAAGACAATATAGATGATTTGCAGGTAGTTATAAAGACCTCTCTTGCCAGTGCGCTTGTCGCTATTGCTCCGGGACTTGGACAGGTCGCCGCAGATATGGCTATGTGGGTGGCAAACAATAAAGATTTTGTCACTCAAGATATCCCTGGCAAAATAAATGATATGGCAAAAAGTGTTCGTGATTTTACATCCTCGACAGAATACAAACTAATCACAGAATATTGGGAGCTTGCGGCAGGCGCGGCCCTTGGTTTTAAACTTGGAATAAAGGGCGGGGTAAAAGGGGGTATTGCCGGGGCCGTTTTGGGGGCGGGCGCTGCTGGCTGGCTAAAGGTGTATTCTGACATTAGAGACATGATCGGTGAGGCCAGCGATGAGGCTACTACCTATGAGCAAATCCAAAAAGCCATAGAAGATAGAACAAAAGAAATAAGGGCATTACAGAGAAGCATTACCCCTACAACTCCGGTAATAGCCACAAGGGAATATCAAAGGCGGATTGAAAACCTAAGGCTTGAGCTTGTAAAGTTGATTGCTGCTAAAGAAAAACTGGAGCAAAAACCCGTCGAAGAAAAAGCGGCCCCCACGGTAACGCCACCTTCATCGGTGGACGATGACGCTCCGATTAATACCGTAACAACCGCCATCCAAAAGCAGATTGATGCCCTCAAACAACAGCGCGATACTTTCGGGATGGTCTCAAATGAAGTCACCTTATACCACATGAAGATGCAGGGTGCGACTGAGGCGCAACTCAAACAGGCGGAGGCAATACTTGATACGATAGACACAATGAAAGCCTATGCCGCAACCGATGAAGCTATAATTGACATGATGGCCGATATAGACGAGGGAACGAAAGCCTCCATCAAGAGCCTTGAAGACCTGGCCGATAAGACAGAGGAAAAATCCAATATAATGGAACAGGCCTTCGCTGGTTGGGGTAACTCCTTCTCTTCGACTCTTAATGACATGCTGTGGGGGTCAGAGACAACCTTTGAAGCCATTGCGGAATCGTTCGCAAAAATGGTCACTCAGATGATGATCCAGAAATACCTTATAGAGAAGATGTTTGGAGGAGGAGGTGGGAGTGGCTGGTTTGGGATCTCATTGAAAGCGATTAGTGGGATTGCTGGAGGGGGTATGGCTGGCCCGGCTCATATTGGCGCAGGAGGAACCACTGCCTTCGGTATGGCCCAAGGTGGTGTTTTAGAAAGGGGCAATCTTCTTCCCTTCGCCAAAGGTGGGATAGTTTCATTACCGACAGTCTTTCCGATGGCCCAAGGCGCCGGTCTGATGGGTGAGGCTGGCCCGGAGGCGGTAATGCCTCTGAAGCGCACAAGTTCAGGCGACCTTGGTGTTGTCTCCAACAATGGAGGGGGGACAACGATAATCATCAATGCGATTGATTCAAAATCCTTTGCCGAAGTGGTCAAGAGGAATCCGGGATCAATCGTGACCGTAATAAATGATGCTCTGGAAAATCGAACAGGGCTCTTGGATACGATTAGAGGTACAGTATAATGGCTGCTTTTCCTGAAATAGATACCCAATCCTTAACCGTCGAACCGGAATTCAACACGCTAATCAGTCAATTCGATGGTGGTGGCGA